TTAGACGGCGAACCGTCACAGCGATACTTCAAATGCAAATCAAGCTTTAAAATCTAACGTCCAATATGGACATAAACGCAACCCGCAAGGGAAGCAAGGAAAGGAGCCGGTTATGGCAGTATGGGCAAGCAAGGCAAGAACGGGATTTAAGGCAGAAGACATAACGGCCTCTGGAAACATCACGGGCAATCTGGTTGGCAATGTTACTGGAAATGTTATTGGAAACGTTATCGGAAACGTTATTGGTACAGTAACATCGATCGGGACGGCTTCGACAACGGAGCACGGTGCAGGTGCAATTGGAATCGGTGGTATTAATCGCCTTTATCGGTACAACCTTCCTAATGGCGATATTTGTACGGAAATCCAGATCGACTTAACGGGTCTGGCCAGCAAGAACACAAAGGATGACATCATCGGTTTGGCGACTGGCGGCGCGGCCTATATTACCCGCAATGTCGTTGCAACCAATGGCGTGATTTACAGGGTCGAGATGAAGTGCCTTGAAACCCCCGCCGGCGGCGATGATGACATTAACCTTGTAGCCGGTTCTGCCGCCACGGATGCTTACGATGACGCCGTTACGGACGCGGCGGTGATTCTCAACTCCGGAGACTGGACGCTCGGTATGCAGGTAGTCAGCGATGTTCCGAAGATTACCGCAAACCATTATCTATACTTGACCGCCGGAACCGGCGACAAGGCAGCCACTTACACTGCCGGCATGTATGTGATTCGTCTGTACGGACACGCTGTCTTAGCATAAGGAGCAACCCATGTCGATGGGCGGAGCAAGTCCTAAGATTCCAAAGCCTCAAACGATTGAGGAACCGCAGGTCATCACAGAAGACAAGGAAGAGGTCAAACGCAGGAGCCGGATTGCCTCTGCCAATATGGGGCGGTCGGTGAACATCCTCGCTGGGCTCCAGAATATCCTTAAACGGCGATTGGGCGAGTAATGGAAATCCTTGACAGATACCGGCAGTTAGTGACGGACAGAAGCCAATGGCTGAACACCTATCAAGAGGTCGGCAAATATGTATGGCCGGACGCCCGCACGATGGTCAAATCGACCCAAGTGGCCGATGTCGGGCAGGTCTTGACGGTGGACATAGCAGACTCTACGGCAATCAAGGCTTCGCGTCGCATGACTGCCGGTATCTTCTCTTATCTCATGCCGGTCGGGGTTAAGTGGTTTGAACTAAAACCCGCCGACAAACGATTAGAGATGGACAAGGGGATTCAGAGAAAGCTATCCGCCGCCGTTGATTTCCTGCATGGGGCCATCTGGCGGTCCAACTTCCAGAGAGAGATGTTTATGACCATCCGGTCTCTAGTCGTGTTTGGGACCGGGTGTATCGCCGTCTATGACGTGGACGGAGAACTAGTCTTTCGGAACTACCACATTGCCGATATTTTCTTTGAGGAAAACAAGGACGGCGTGATTGATGTGGTATTCAGAAGGATGTACTACACCGCCCGCCAGATGAAACAGAAGTTTTTCGTGGTTCCCAAAGTTGTCCAGCAGGCGTTAGACTCCAAAGACTTCCTGAAGCGGTTCGAAGTCGTCCATGCGGTCTATCCCAGAACTGACTATGATACCTCAAAGGTAGACCTAAAGAAGTTTGTCTCTCAGTTTATCTTGGTCGATGACGAAACGGTTCTGGAAGAAGGCGGGTACGATTCGATGGTCTACCTCATCGGCAGGTTTGATAAGTCCCCCGATGAGTTAATGGGAAGGTCTCCGGCTATTGAGTTGCTTCCTGATATTAAGATGCTCAATAACATGCGCAAGACCTTTGTTGAGTCCTGCGAGATTCAATCTGGTCCGCCTCTGATTGTCGAGGATGATTCGGTCATCGGCCAACCGGCGACGGGACCGAGGGATATTATCGTCAAACGACAAGGTGCGCCTGACCCTGTACCGTTACAGACCGGAGTCAATCCCGCCCTGACCGCCGAAGTCCTTACCCTGGAACGGCAGGGAATCATGGAGGGGTTCTATAACGACCTATTTGATGCCCTGGCTCAGTACCGGAACATGACGGCCTATGAAGTCTCTCAAAGGATCGAGGAGAAGATGGTGATGCTGGCCCCTGCGATTTCAGGATTAGCCAAGGAACTGTTTGACCCGTTGATTATCCGGTCATTGGATCTGATTTACAAGATGAAGGGCGCGCCGGAAAAGGTCAACGAGAAGGTTGTGATAAATTACCAGGGCCGTCTGGCAATGGCGATGAGCAACATGCAGACCAACGCGATTGAGATTTGGACTGCCAAGTGGTCGCACTACCAGCAGTTTTATCCTGTCTTGGACGTATTGAAGCTGGACGAGGCCGCTTCGTCTTCGGCTCTGAACGCTGGAGTCCCGGCAGAGTTTATCAGGACACAGGATGAACTTGTAGCCTATCGCAAAGAAACCTCGGATATGAACCGGCTTGCACAGCAGGCGGAGATTGCCGCCACGGGCTCGCAGGCGATTAAGAATCTGAGCGCCGCATGAATAAAACACAGTATGTATTAGAGCAAATCAGAAGGACCAAGGCGTATCAGGCAGTCTTTGAAACGGACAATGGAAAGCTCGTCCTTGAGGACCTGAAATCCTTTTGCGGGTTCGAGAATTGCAGCGTGTGCGAGCAAAATCCAAACTCTTTACAGACGCATTTTAACGAAGGAAAGCGTCGTGTTTTCCTGAGAATTTTGAGCCAGATAAATCGAAAGGTAACAGATGAGTGAACCTGCCCCTCAGTGGATAACAGGCGAAGGCAGTTTTAATCTTGAGGCCGTCCCGCAGGACTATAAGCCCCTGATTGAAACAAAGAAGTGGAATGGCGTTGGGGATGCACTCAAGAGCTATTCCGAGCTGGAGAAGTTTGTTGGCGGAAAGTGGGTGGACAGTATCCCAGTCGATCTGAACGACGAGCAGGTCGGCAAGATTTACCAGAAGCTCGGCTGGCCGGACGCTCCGGACAAGTACGAGTACAAGAAGCCGGAAAACCTTAAGCTGGACATTGACGAGAACCTTCTTGGCGATTTCAAGAAGTGGGCGCATGGCAAGAAAATCCCCAAGGCCCTGTTCTCAGAGTTGGTGAACTTTCAGGTCGAGGCCATGCAGTCGGCCTATGACGCACAGGAGGCAAGCAATCAGCAGGCCAAACAGCAGGCGGCAGAAGAGTTAAAGAAGGAATGGAAAGAAAATTACGACAAGAACTTCAAGGATGCCAAGGAAGCTGCGCAAGCCTTGGACATGCTTGATGCCTTGGAGGAATTGGGGCTGGCGGACAACCCGAAGGCGATTAAAGCGATGTATAAGCTGAAATCAAAACTTTCGGAACACGCCCTAAAACCTCAGCCTCAGACTCCGGCGATAGACAAAACGCAGGAGCTTGAGGATATTAAGAAGTCGGAGGCATTCAAGAACCGGATGCATCCTGACCATCAGAAAACACACAAGCGGTTTCTGGAGTTGTGCGGAGTTCAGGGTCAAGCGTAAGCCCCCCGACAAGCACCGTCAATCGGACGTAAAGCGAAGCGGCGGCCCCGTAGTGGACAACCTAAGCGAGCAAACCACAAACACTAACTTAGGAGTTTACTATGACAGAGTATCACGGTAATGTAAACAACACAAGCGGATACGCGCAAGCGTTTTTCCAGTCTTACAAAACCGGCTACGAAATGGTCCTTCAGGAAGCCAAGGACGTGTACGCCGGTGTCACGCGCGTTGATGCCCTCGTTGGCGAACGCAAGGCGTATGACTTCCTCGGAACCATCGACCTGACCAAGAAGACCACGCGGTTTGGCGACATCCCGATTGAGGATATGGACCACAACCGGCGCTGGATTTCTCCGGTCTGGTACGAGAAGGGTATCTATGTTGACGACCTCGACAAGATGTGCCTGCACACCGACCCCACCAGCGACTATATCCAGTCGATTGCCAAGGGCGTCATCCGCAAGAAGAACGACGTGATTCATGCGTCCTTTGAAGCGACGGTTCAGGGTGGCAAGGATTACGGCGATGACACCTACACGTTCAACGATTCCGCATTCAACTCGGCGTCGCAGGGCGGACGAACCATCGTGCACGACGCGACCAATTCGTTCGCCGCT